GATCCCGAAGGAATCGTAACTGAAATGGATGAATTAATTGTAATTGGTCCTGCGCTTATAGCATTGTTGTTAGTGCCAATCACGTAGTTGGCTGAGATTACATTAGCCATCTCGTATAAACCTTTAGTTGTACTATTAGCATCTGTGTCTAAGACTGCCCAAGAAGCATTTGTTGCATCTGTAGTTAAAAACTTACCTGAGTTACCTGACTGTGAGGGTAAGCCATCTACTGCCGACCAAGAGTTATCTCCTCGTAAAAAGTTACCAGAACCTGCTGTACCTGTTGCTGACATCATTGCTATATCTACAGCACCTGCTGCAATAGTTAATGCAGTAGCACCTGTCACGTCACCAGTATGCGTAGCATTAGTTACTTTAGCTGTGTTAGCAGTTATAGCTGAGGCTTGACCAGATGTTATGCCTGTCTTAGCTGTGTTAGCTGCAATCTCTGTGTTGATCGAGTTGGCTAGCTTAGCTGCTGTGACGGCATCATCTAAAATCTTAAGTGTTGTTACAGAATCGTCAGCTACGTCAGAGGCAATAATTGTACCTGCTGCTATCTTAGCTGAAGTAATTGCGTTGTCCTTTATATGTGCAGTATCTACTACATCATTAGAAGGCGTACCAATGTCTACGTTCTGTCCTTGATATACTGCCCAGAAAACATCTCCAGAAGCCGGAGCTGAACTGAAGACTATGTTTGAGCTAGTTACCTTAAATCCGTTTGTGCCAGTGTCGTCTGGCTCCTGCATAACTCCATTTACGCCAACCAAGAGTTGTCCTGATTTGGCTGGAGTTATTGCAATACTACCTGATGTTAGAGCAAAGGATGTTAATGATCCATTAAAGCTACTAGATATGTCATCTACTATCTGATAGTTGCCTACGTTAGCAGGACTGTTACCTATGTATGCCATTGTTAATCTCCTTTGTTATCATCCCGCTATCTCCATAAGTGTTATAAATGAGGTACAACCACCAACTTGTACATGTGCACTACTAACAGATTGATTATTTCCAAACTGGGTTTTATAAGTTACTGCTGATGTTGTTGAAGGTGAATCTAAATATTCAGTAGAAATAGCTCCTTGATACGCAACTTGATTTTGAGCGTTATATCCAGCAGCGTGTGATAACTTAGTAAGAACTGATGAACCTCTATATAATTGAACTGATACTCCGCTTTGGGTAGATTCTTTAAGTCCACCATTTTGATGCACTGTAACAAGTATTTTGCTTGAAGTTGATGATGGAGTTATACTCGCTGATAATCCAGTATCAGCGTAACTGCTTGATGTACTTTCTACTGCTGTTCCTGTTGAACCTTGAACTACCTGTAACACACTACCAGTAGGCATTACTAACTTAGTACCAGCAATGGCTGCACCACTAGCTATATCTGCATTTGTAATAGTTCCATCTGTTATCTTATTGACACCAGTTGAACCGCTAATTAATGTTGCCATTCTCTACTCCTATGGTTTAGGGTGTGCTGCTTTTATTGCATTAATTGCATCTACCCAAGTTGTTGTGCTATTTGCTTGATCATCGAATCTCATCTCATCTTGGTTTAATAAATCATATTTAGCTTTTCTAGTTCTAGCGTAGGCTTGTCCATCATAGACACCTTGTAATCTGGTTACTTCATTAGATAACTCTAATGCTGTTGGCTCAGTCTGTGAACCGTCCAACCATTCTAATACGTCGCCTCTCAATACCCATTCAGCACCGGGCTTTAGGGATTGTAGTGCGTCTGCTGTTGACATTTCATTTGCCATTATTTACTCCTGTTAAAATTAAATTTCATTACCCTGCGATTTCCATCATAATTATGGTTGTTTGGTCTTGATGACTGGGATTAGGAAGCCAGTAAGCAGTTTGTCCGGCAGTCCAACTGTTTATAGCAGCTCTGTAGCTACAGGCACTTGTCGTATTTGGTGAATCAAGATAAGACATACTAACAAATTGACCTTGTTCATGATTACCAGTTGAGTGGCTTTGATACGTAGTGTGCCTAGAGAATGACTGTAATTCAGAGTAACCGCCACCCGCAACATCTTTGTAAATAGCTAATACACCAGCATTATTATTTCCAAATCTTACTGTTCCAGTTATAGTTACTAAGATTTTTGAAGAAGTAGAAGAAGGAGTAATTGTTCCAGCATCGCCTACAGGTATAACTGTAGTAGAAGTGGTAGTGCTTCCAGTGCTTCCAGTAACTTGAACAACCTGTAACACGCTGCCCGTAGGCATACTTGCAGATGTCATTCCCGATAGCTGATTCTGTAAGGCTATAGTGCCTGTGCCATCTGCGGTTTGTATTTGGTCTACTTTAATTTTTGATGCCATTAGCCTTGTACCTCCATAATTGTTATTGACGAGGTAAGCGCTCCACCCATTTTTCTAGCTTCTTCTCTTCCGTTAAGAGTAACAGAGCCTGTCTGATTACAACCTATTCGTACTCTAAATGTTAGTGCAGAAGTTGAACCACTAGTCATATAATGAGTGAGTTTATGATTTAAAGGATAGTCACCACCTCCATAAGCGTGGGTAAAAGTAGTTGCTAAAGCATTAGCAGTAGTGCCTACAAATAAATTCGTACTAGGTAAAGAATTAACATCCGCTGAAAGTATAGTTACAACATTAATCAAAAGTTTATTTGTTGCACTTTTAGGAGTAATATTTAAAGTCAGTACTTCAAAGCCTTCTGTTATTTGTGGAATAGTGTCATCATAAGGTACTGTAGTTGTGCCAACAATTGTAGAAGTGGTATGAGTATTAACTGTTTGTAATATATGTCCAGCTGGCATAGCCAAGTTATAACCAGTTGGTGCTTGTATTGCTTTAACTTCTAATGTACTCATACCACACTCCAGTTTCCGTTGACTGTGACTGTGTAGCCATCAGCGATTGTTATAGGTCCAGCACTCATACCGTTAGTAGTTGATCCGATTGTAATGTCTTCACTTATTGTTTGTGCATTAGTTCGTATTATACTGTCAGTACCAAGTGATGGTCCACCACCAATCTCAGCCCAAGTCAATCCACCTGTATTACCTGACTGCGCAGTTAATGCGTAACCATTGGTAGGCGCATTTGAAATCTTAAGGTTAGCCTCATCTACTATGTTGTCAGCAATAGTAAGTGCTGTTGCTCCTGTAACTTCGCCACTATGAGTAGCATTAGTTACCTTAGCAGTATTAGCTGTTATAGCACTTGCTTGTCCTGAAGTAATTCCAGTCTTAGCCGTATTAGCAGTTATAGCATCTGCTTGTGCAGTAGTAATTCCAGTCTTAGCTGTGTTAGCAGTTATAGCTGAAGCTTGTCCTGACGTAATACCAGTCTTAGCCGTATTAGCAGCGATAGCACTATTAATTGCATTGGCTAGTTTAGCCTCTGTGACAGCATCATCTGCTATGTCAGCGATAGTAATAGCACCGTCTACAATCTTAGCTGCCGTGATACTATTGTCAGGGATATCAGCAGCTGTTACTGGAACCTTAGCTGGTTCTTTTCCTATATAAGGCATATTAAGTCTCCTATGCTGTGATTTCCATTATGCTAAGTATAGCGTCTATTGAGTCAGTTACAGAGCCCTTTACTTTAACAATATCTCCAGCCTCTAAAACAATCTTATTACCTGACATAACTTCTACCGAAGAACCTGCTGGTAATGGTATAGATTTAACGACATATACATCATCTGCATTTTCTCCCGAAGAAGAAGCCGTTACTATCTGTGCATCAGCTGTTACTGAACCTGCATTTATATTTGCAATAGTAAGTCCTATGACTACAGTAGTAGTAGAACTTGGTACAGTGTATACCGTTACTAGCGATGCATCTATTCCAGCTTTGGTTTTTAATTTAAATGTATTTGCCATTTCTATTTCCTATATTATCCAAGGGCAATTGCCATAGCAACCGCATCGTTATTGTCTGTTCCCCATACCGCTGTTCCAGAAGAAGAATACTTTAGTACCTGTCCTGCTGAACCGCCTGTGGGTATGTGTTTATATCCTGCAGTTGTTGGGTGAGTATATACAGTATCTGTATAATTATTAGCATGTAAATTAGTACTGCCTTGGTCTGCTGACCAGTCTAAGTGTTCATTGGCAACAAAGCCAGCTAGTGAATCGTGATTTAAAGTAACTGCACCTACAGCACCATCAACACTTAATACAACATCTGTTGGCGTAGCTAGTAAGGTGTAATCACCCATAGTTCCAGCAGTACCACCGTTATGCATATAACTCTTGTTCTCATCAGATCGTACTACAACATCACCTTCTTCTGCAGTTAATGCTAAGTGTGCTGTTTGATTCGCTGCAACTTGAACTGTTGTTAAAGCTATTGGTCCTGCAGCAATTGTACCACCACCTGAAATTGTAATACCTGTTCCAGCTGTTAACGCAGCCACAACATTAGTTGTATCTGTTACATTTGCTAAAGCCTCTATACCATCTAATTTAGTATTGTCTGCAGTAGTAAAATTAATTTGAGATAGTTGACCATCTTGTACTGAATAACTTTGTAAAGCAGCCCAAGCTGAACCATTGTAATGATAAAAAGTATTGTCAGTAGTATTAAAGTATAAGTCACCTTCATCTAAAGAAGCACTAGGTGCAGAACTAGCTACTCTATATTGAGCAGCGAAACTATTAACGCTTGATATATTATCAGCAACAGTATTCATATTAGTTACATTGTCTGCTGTACCTAACGTATTCATATCTGATACTACGTCTGCAGTACCCAGAGTATTAAGGTCAGCTACAACATCTGCTGTTCCTAATGTATTCATATCTGCTACTGCATCAGCTGTGCCAAGTCTACCTATTTCAGTAGCCTTAGCTGCAACTGCTGTAACATCTGCATTTATACCAGCTACTGTAGCAACATTTGCAACAACACCTGAAGCTCCAAGAGTTGCCATGTTAGTTACATTAGCACTTGTTCCCAGAGTATTCATATCAGTTACTACGTCAGCTGTACCTAAAGTATTTAAGTCAGCGACAACATCTGCAGTACCCAATGTATTCATGTCGGTTACTACATCAGCAGTACCGAGAGTATTCATATCAGCAACAACGTCAGCAGTACCTAGAACATTCATGTCAGCTACCACATCAGCAGTACCGAGAGTGTTCATATCGGCTACAACATCTGCTGTAGCTAATACATTCATATCAGTTACGACATCAGCTGTACCTAAAATAGCCATATCCGCTACAGCATCTGCAGTACCTAATCTACCAATTTCTGTAGCCTTAGCTGCGACTGCACCTATATCTGAAGCATCCGCTGCAACAGAAGTTACGTCAGAGCTAATACCGGCAACCGTAGTTACGTTAGCACTTATTCCTGCTACTGTAGTTACATTAGCTTGAATACCTGATACTGTATTAATATGTCCTTGATTAGCGCTTGTAGGTATTAGTGCTGCCCAAGCAGAACCATCCCAAGCAAACATTTGATCAGAAGTACTGTTCCAATATAATGCCCCATCTATTAAAGCATTGCTATCATTGTCTGTTGTAGGAGCAGATGATTTAGCTCCTAGATATCTATCGTCAAATGAATCATAAGATGCTGCAGCATTAGTTGCGCTTGTAGAAGCACCACTAGCACTTGTAGATGCAGCTGAAGCACTACTGGCAGCATTAGTCTCTGAAAGAGCTGCTGCTGCAACTGAATTGTCAATAACAACTTCAGCACCTGCATCACCTGAATAAAAGGAATTTCTTGCCATAATTTCTCCTAAATTGAAGAAGAACTAAAATGATGAGTAAAAATACCACCTTTTAAATCAGCTCTTTGTTCTTTACTATTTAAAGCCAATATTTTTCTTGACGATAAATCATTAAATTTTTGTTCCATCTCTACGTCCCCTATAAATGTAGAGCCAACTGTACAAGCTGCATACAATATAGTTTCATATTCTGTACCTAAAATCCAAGGTATGTTTTCTATATAAGCTGTCCCGGTTCCTGAACCTGCACCTGTTGCTAAAAATATAGTTCCAACATTATTATTAGCCGCACCTATTCCTGTAAAACTTGTATTACCAGCAGATGCAATTTTGTAATAATTACCAGCCACAATAGCAGTTGAAGCTGTAGTTGAACTTGCATAAGTCCCTATTGAATCCCCTGCTTTGTAATATTTAATTGTATATTCACCAGATGCTTTTTGTTCACCCTCGTTATCTGTTAATAAGAAATTAGTCAGTTCTCTAGTGTATGCGTTTTGAATTTTATTGTTGTAAAATGCTCTTGAGTCAATTCTTTTTAAAACAATATCATCATCTTTATCACTGTCTGTCCAAGTCCCACTTGCAGCCGAGCAAAGGGCTCTAGTTGTATTAGTAGTTTGGTTTACATTGCAAGTTCCGCCTTTAAGATGTTTTAATTCTATTATTTCAATAAAACCAGCAGGTATAGTAATACTTGAGTTAAGAACTGCTACTGAAAAAGCCTCTGTCGATTCTAAAGTAGGAACCCTTAATTCTTCATAAAGCCTAGCTTCCGCTATTTCAATAAATTGATCAATTTCAGTGTCTGTTAGATCAGATCTATTTAGCCAGCTAGCAATACCAGATCTTAAAGTGACTTGGTTTTTAATTGATGCCATGTTATCTCCTAGTTACACTATTAATCATATTGTTTGTTAACAAGTTAGGGTAATGTGTTTTTATTATTTCTGATATTTTAGTTAATACACTTTGATCATTTTCAGATGAGTGTATATCTAATCCAAATCTATTAAGTATGTCTACAGCAACAATATCTGGAACTATTGCCAAACTTCTGTAGCTTGTCCTTTTATTGTCAAAAGCACTTCTTCCCATAGCTCTTGATTGTTGAGCATAGTCTAAATAAGCACTTACATCTTGTTCAGCTTTGTACTTACCAGCTTGACTATAGTCATAATTAATAGATTTCATAAAACCCCCTTTGAATAAAAAAAAGGGGATCCATAAAGGACCCCCTTATTGGTATTTAATTTCTAATAATTAAGAAACTATTACACCTATACCACTTATTAGCGCAGAACCATGTGGGTTACGACACTCAAGCGTAGTCTCTTCAACCATCATACCTACTGTAGAGTCACCTTTCTGACCTACATCAGTTGTTGCAAGAGAACGCAAGTTAGCCATTGACCACCAAGATGGGTCGTAAACTAATACGTCAGTAGTACCACCAACTCCATCAGAGATGTCTACACTAGTAGCTAGACCTTGAATAAAGTTAGGAACTACTTTTACGACACCAAAATCTGACTCATAAAGTTCAACAGATTGTCTGATTGAACCTTTTTCATCAAGATTACGTCTTGTGTTACCAGCACCTTGTGCTAATGTTGAGAATGAACGCTTATTGCTTGGAGACATCATTAGTACTGATGCTTTTCCACCTTCTTCGTAAACTCTCTGCATTACTTCATCGATATCTGTTAATGCTAAGACGTGAGTACCTGCTGTAGGCGCTGTGTGAGCAGTTGCTCCATCACCACCAGCTGCACTTTGGAAAGCCGGAGTACTTGCAGAAGCATCCCAGTTATTATCCTTAGGAACCCATGATTGGTATCCACCCATCTTACGACCAGTGTTATCACCAACTGCGTCAGCAACTCCTGATCCGTTTGTAATTTGCCTAGTACCAATTAATGCGTGCTCTAAGTCACGTTTAAGCTCAGTACCTTTTTTCTTCATTTGATAAGCAAATTCAGAATTACGACCTGCCTTAGAAATTGAATCCAAAGTCTTTGAGACCTTGATCTCTTTAACAAGAATTTGAGAATAGTTTCCAAGTCTAGTTGTAGTTGTTGGTGTATCTGCTGCAGTGTAATCGAGACCTTCAGCTTTAGCATTTGCTACAGGTGCTGCTAATGAGTCGGTTTGCCACTCGTGAAATATACCAGCTGCCTTCTTTGTTCCAATTGATGACAAGAAAGGAGTTTCGTCCCTTGTAATCATCGAGATGAAAGATGCGAGGTCTTCCTTTTTACCCTTCGTATCTTCCGTTTTAAAAATTGCCATTTACAATTTCTCCATTTAAAATGTTAAATTAAAAAGAAAAAGTTTTAGTTGAGCATGTTGCCTGCTAAATTGCCTAGGAACTCGTCCTGTTGATTTTCGCTTGCTCCACCCTCTAACACCTTCTTTCGAAGGCTATCTGCTTTCTCTTTAGTCTTTGCGTTTTTGTTAACAGATTTGTTAGCCTTTACATTTTTAACAGGAGCCTTCTTCCGTTTATTAACGGCAGATTTTTTACCATCTTTAAGATTTTTGTAATCATACATTAGTGCGATTACATCAGGATCAACTACGTCAGCAAAATCTGGAAGACCTAAGTCTCTTACGGCCCAGTTGACAACATCATCGTATGTTGTTTCCCAGCCCGGTACTTTACTGTTTAATTGTTCCACTGCTTGTTCTTTATAAGCTTGTAGATTTGAATTATAAGACATCTCTTGTTCTACTCTTGACTCTTTATCGAGTTTGGTAGCTTTGGCCTTAGTTTCTGTTATCTCTCTTGCTTTGACTCTACGTGCTTCTTGCCATTTAGGCAATTCGTACATATCATCATCAGCAATTAGCTGTTGAATTTTCCTATCATACGCTGCTAGTTGCCTTTCTTCGGCATCTACTGTTGTATTAAGGAGTTTAGCATTCTCTTCTTTAAGTATAGTTGACTCTTGTGCTAATGCTTGTGCTACTTTTAACTGTTCACTTGCATCTATGGATTTTTTATTGGCGTGAGCTGCTGTCTGATAACCACGGATCAATTCTTTCATAGAAACTTCAGACTCTTCACCGTCAACCTTGACAGCTATTAAGTAATCTAAATCTAATTCAGTATCTTCCTCAGAATCACTTTCAGGTAGGTCTTCACCATCATCTTTTGATTCTTCTGCATCTTCCTCTTGCTCCTCTCCCTCTAGTTCTTCAGACTCATCTGTTTCGGCATCATCTCTTTCCTCTACAGACTTCTCTGTGTCATCCATTTCTTGCTCAGGTAGATCTTCTTCTACAAAGAAGTCATCCGCAAGTACGTCTAACATTTCATTTTCAGATAAACCTTCGTTCACATCCGATTGGGTAGTTTCTTTTGGCATCTTATTAATCCTCCTCGATTAATTATTTTTTAGCTTTTTTAGCTACTATAAGTTTTGCTTCTAAACGGTCCATGACCATTTCTAAAGCGTTTAATTGTACTATTAGTTGTCTAACCATAATTCCCCCACGAGAACCTCTAACTTCTCTTAGCATGGCTTTTTTTTGTAATACATAAGTGTCATAATCAGCCTGTTGGCCTTCTTTTATTTCTTGTTCTGCTGTCATTTGAAATCCTCCATTTCTTTATTATATGCAACATTGTCACCAAGTGTGGCAACAGATTCTATTTCTTTTTTTACATCAGTAAGGGCTACAATAGTATTATACAATCTTTCTCGTAGATCCCCTTGTTGTGGCTCTGTACCTGCCCACATGTTTTGATACTTGGTTCTAACTCTATTAAACATTTCATCAAAAACTTTATTGTCTTTAATTAGTTTAGCATGTTGACCAAATTCTACATCATCCATAATCTCCTCCTAGATTAATTATCCAATTTTAGTTGGCTCACCAAGGGCTAACTCTAACTGCAATTCAGCAGCATCTTTAGTCTTTTGATATTCAAACTTCTCTCTGTCTAGTTCCATGTCAGATTGTTTCTTCTGAATGTCAGCCATTTGTTTTTGAAGTTGAAGCATTATTTTTTGCTGTTCTACCTGATCTTCTTTTTGTGCTTGCTCTTGTCCTTGTTGAGCTTCTTGCATAGCAGCTTGGGCTTGTTTTTGCCCTTGCTCAGTATCTGGATCTACAAGAAAATCTACCCAGTTATCTATACCCATAGACTCTAGCAATTGTCTTGCTATAGTAAAAGGGGCCTTAGGATTTATAATACCTTTAGATTCTGGCGATTGATATAGCATAGGCATAACCTGTTGCGCCATCATCATCATATTTTCTTGGGTATTAGCGGAGCTGTTAGCACCAACATCTATATCGACTGTTAAGCTTTCTAACGGCATAAGAGACTCAGGAGTTATATTATAATAACTGTAATCTTTCAGGATTGATTCTGAATTCTCTAGTATAAGGTTATACACACCTTTACATAGATCTTTAAATCCAGTTTCAGCAAATCTGCGTGCGACATAAGCTATTCGCTTCTGAGCAGCCTGCTCCACCATTGCAATCTTGCCTGCAGAGTTTCCTGAGTCAAACAATTTTTCATTTACACCTTGGGCTGCTCTGGTCATCCCAGTAGCCATTTCTTTTTCGGTGTTCATGAACTCTAGTAAAGAAAAGGTAGACGGTGCTAATTGAGCTGGCACCAAAGTATGCACAGAAGACATCGGAGACCCATTAGTTGGGATAATCTGATGTGGTTCAGGACTTTGTAGTGCTCTAAAGTCTACCGTATTTGGATCGGCCAGTACTCTGCCATAATTAGACAAATATACATTCTCGATCATACCTCTAGTTATGGTTGTCTTAATTTCAGTTGCACTTTTAGTAGCATCTGCTATTGACATACCATGAAAAGCGTATGGAATTTCTATTGGGTTTAAAGCAGCCAAAGGTATGCTATCTGCATACTCTTCTAATAAAACTTCATCGCCAACTGTTATAAATCTTTTTAACTCTGCTACACCATCTCCATCTCTATCAATTTTAATCCAAGACTCTGTAACAATAACTTCTCTATTAGCAATACCCATAAAATCTTCATGAAAGTTTTGCTCTACTTCGTTTATAGACTGTCTTACAGAAGATTCGTAATCAAAGCTAAAATTACTAGCCTCTGTACCCTCTGCTATATCATCATCAACATCAAAACCCATCTCTCTAAGTTCTGATAAAGTCATTTCTGTTTGTACTCCAACAAACGATGCGTTAGCTATGCTTGTGGCACCTCTATTAATCATAAAAGATTCAGGAGGTATGTTTTCAAGAGCTATTTTAGATTTATCAACTTCTCTTCTTAAAGATACGTATTCATAAACCTCTTCGCCAGTTTCAGGATCTAAACCCTCTCCAACTCTCATTTCTACTATCTCAGCATCACCTTCTGCTAAAAGAGCGTCAACTTCAGGGATACTAATGTTTTCATATTCTTCAACTTTAGTATCTGATAATTCTTCCCATCTCCATCTAATAATAGAGTTCTTAAATAAAAGCGCAGCTTTAATCCAAGTGTTTAATTCTACCCAACCGTT